TCAAAGGAATGCACCAATGAGCGAGAACATCAGCGATATCAGTGAAGGCCTGGAAAAGCAGCTGAAGGACGGCTTCGCCGGCTTGCAGAAGAAGTACGACGCAGCCTCCGAAGAGATCCAGAAGGGCAACCAGGTCACCACCGACCTGAAGAAGCAGATCCAGACCGCCACCGACGACATTCAGAAGGTGGTCGACAAGGTCCTGAAGCTGGAAGAGAAGGGCATCGGCCTGGGCAACCAGCCGGGCACGAAGAAGGGCTTCATCGACTTCATCAAGGGCAACGACGAGTACAAGGCGCTGCAGGGCCGTGAGAAGTCGGCGGCCGAGATCGAGATCAAGAAGGACGAAATGGCGTCCATGCAGGAAGCCAAGGCGGTCACCAGCGCCGGCATTGTCGTGCCGAACTACGACCCGACCATCCAGCCGGGCATCCGCCAGGAACTGCGCATCCGCGACCTGATTCCGTCGATCTCCGTTACCGGACAGAGCTATACCTATTTCCGCGAGAAGCTGCACACTCGCGGTGCCGGTCCGGTTGGCGAAGGCACGGCCAAGCCGCAGAGCAACGTCACCTTCGAGCAGAAGACCGACCTGGTGAAGAAGCTGGCGGTCTGGATCCCGGTCACCGACGAAACCCTGGACGACGTGCCGCAGATGTACGGCTATCTGCAGCAGTTGCTGCGCTACGACCTGAAGCTGGAGGAGGAGGTCCAGATCCTGAAGGGAGACGGCACCGGCAACAACCTGCCTGGCCTGATGACCGACGCTACGGTGTTCGATGCCGTCCTGTCGAAGGCGAGCGACACCTCGATCGACACCGTCCGCCGCGCGATCTACCAGGTGCGCAAGCAGTCGAAGCTGTCGGCCGACGCCACAGTGATGACCGAGCTGGATTGGATGAACATCGAGCTGGAGAAGGACAGCCAGAATCGTTACCTGTTCGCCAACCTGCAGGGCTTCGTGACCCCGATCCTGTGGGGCCGCCCGGTGGTTGCCTCGGACAGCATGGACGAAGGCGACGGCACCACCACCGGTGGCGAGTTCCTAGTCGCCAACTTCCAGCGCGGCGCCACGATCTACGACCGCATGAGCTTCCTGTTCAAGGTCGGCCTGATCAACGACGACTTCGTGAAGAACCAGCGCGTGCTGCTGGTCGAAGAGCGCCTGGGCGTGGCCAAGCGCCGCGTCGAAGCGTTCGTGAAGGGCCGCTTCAAGCCGCAGGCCTAATCGCCGCCAACCCCGAGAGTGGCCGGCCATGAGCCGGTCTCTCTCCCCATACCGAGTGACGAAGATGCAAATCAAAGCACTGTGGGGCTTCCGTGGCGATGCCCCGAAGCTCAAATCCTCGTCCGCCGATGTAAAGGCGGGCGATGTGTTCCCGGACGTGGACACCGAATACGGACACGCGCTTGTCGGCAAGGGCCTGGTGGTGCAGATCCACGAAGGCACCGCGCCCCAGGAGACGAAGCCGGCCAAGCCCAGCGAACTGAAGGTGGGCGAGGGTGGCAGCGTGGTCGAAACCACCAATGCTGATGGAGCGACAGACGCGGCAGGCGCCCAGACGACCGATGGTGAGGTGTCCGCTGTTTCTGCTCCGACCGCTGCCGACACCGTCACCGGTGCCGCGGCAGGCAGTCCGGCCACTTCCGACCAGGGCGGCGCCGATGAGCGGGCGCTGCTGATTCAGCAGCTTGAAGCTGCTGGCGTCGAGTTCGACCGTCGTTGGGGGCCTGCTCGCCTGGCGGCGGCGCTGGCTGAAGCCCAGAAGAAGGATCCCGCGTAATGGCCGTCACCCTCGACCTGGAGCTGGTGCGCAAGCAGTGCAACATCGTTGCCGACGTGGATGACGCCTTGCTGCAGCAGTACGTGGCAGCCGCGCTGGCGCACATCGAGCAGCACTGCGACCGGAAGCTGGTCGAGGGTGAGCCTGCAGGCCCGGATGAGATGAAGCTGTCGCCAGACGTGGTGCAAGCTGCCCTTCTGCTGATCGGGCACTGGGTTTCCAATCGTGAGGCGGTCATCGTCGGAGAGGTCTCAACCGAGATCCATCTCGGCGTCGAGCGCCTCCTTTGGTACAGGAAGGCATTCTGATGCGTGCTGGCAAACTGCGCTGGAGGCTTCAGCTTCAGCGCCCCGAGAAGACACGGGACGACTACGGCGAGGAATCCTTGACGTTCGTCAACGTCGGGGAGGTCATGTGCTGCGATGAGCCGCTTTCTCTTCGCGGTACGGCTGCCGTCCTCGGGGTTGAATCCGGATCGATCAACGCCCCGGTGCTGCGCTGGTTAACGATTAGGCACCGGGGCGATATCGCCGAGGAATGGCAAGTTGTGCGCCAGACGGGCGATCGGGCCGGGGTTCCGATGAAGGTCATCGCGGTTCGAGATGGCGAGCGGCCCGACGAGATCAACCTTATCGCGAGGTACAGACGTGTCTGACTTCGATATCCACATCACCGGCTTGAGCGAGCTTGAAACGGCGCTTCTGGAGCTTTCGGAAAAGGCCGCCCGCCGGGCACTTCGAAAGGGCATGCGTCGGGGGGCCGTCGTGGTCCGAAACGATGCCCGCAACCGCGTCAGGATCGCGCGCGGCAAGCTGCGACGGTCCATCCGGGTACGGGAGCGCAGCGACGCTGAGGGTTGGATGCGGTTCGCGGTGGAGGTGCCTCGATCGGCCTTCTACGGCAAATTCGGCGAGTACGGTACATCGAAGATGGCTGCATGGCCGTTCATGCGCCCGGCCGCGGAGTCCAAGACCGAGGAAGCCGTTGGAACTATGCGTGACGCCCTCGGCGAGGCGATCCAAGACGAGATGCGGAGAGCTCGCCGATGAACCTCGATCTTCGCCTTATAGCGGCCGCTGGCACGATCACCGCGGCGTTCTACCCGTTCCCCGCCCCGAGGGACCGACCACCTCTGTACGTGACGTACCAGCGCGCTGGCGGCAGGCGGCACGCCACCCTCAACTCTGGCGCCGGTGCTGAGCGGGGTACGTTCCAGGTCGATGTGTGGGGGCCAAAGAAGGGGGCGGTTCGGGAGCTTGCCGAGAAGCTCAAGGACGGCCTGCCTGACCTGCTCAAGGCCGGCGAGATCACTGATAACCCCGACGACTACGAGACCGACACATCGCTTCATCGCGCTAGTTTCGACGTAACCGTCTGGGCCTGACGCCGTCCAACGCAACAACCACCAGGCCGGCCCCCGGGCGGCCTTTTCATTACCAACGAGGAACCAGCAATGGCCAAGAACGAAGCAATTTCGGCGCAGGATTCCGCGCTCTATGTGAAGGCGGGAACCGCCCCGACCACCCCGAACGACCCGGCCGGCTACACCGAAGTGGACGGCCTGACCGGCTTCCCGTTCGGCCGTGGCCAGGCCAACACCTTGGATGCCACCAACCTGAAGTCCACGCAGGTGGAGAACATCGCCGGCCTGGCAGGAGGCCAGACGGTGCAGGTGGCCGGCCATCGCTGGCCGGTGGGCAAGTCGGCAGGCCAGGAGATCCTGCGTGATGCGGACCCGGACGTGGATCTGCACTTCCTGATGGTGCTGCCCACCGGCGATGCGGCCACCTTCGTGGGCAAGGTCGCCGGCTTCAACGTCGCCCCGGGCGTCAACGCGGTGCTGACCTTCACCGCGGACCTGCTGCCGCGCGATTTCACCATCGTCACCCTCCCGATCGGACCGTAAGCCATGACCCTGCTGAACAAGAGCCAGATCCTCGCCGCCTCCGACCGCAAGACCGAAGACCTAGAGGTCAAGGAGTGGGGCGGCACCGTCCGCATCTCTACCATGTCAGCCAGCGACCGCGACAAGTGGGAGCAGGACACCTACGGCGGCGAGAAGACAAAGACCGACGACTTCCGGGCCCGCTTCGTGGCCCTGTGCCTGGTCGATGAGAAGGGCGACCGTCTCTTCACCGACAAGGACGTGGCGCAGCTCGGCGCCAAGTCTGCGGCGGCGCTGGACCGCGTGTTCCGCGCCGCGCAGAAGCTCAATGCCCTGGGCGAGGCTGCCATCGAGGGCGCCGCAAAAAACTGACCCGCCGGCCTGAGCGCCGGCTTCAGTTTCGGATCGCGTGGCGCCTCGGCTTCGCGCATCCAGACCAGATGCTGGCGGGGTTGGACTCCCGCCAGCTGACGGAGATGTACGCCTTTGCCAGCATGGAACCGCTGGACCAGCCACTGCAGGAGATGCTAGCCCGGCTGACGGATGTTCTAGCCAGGGTGCATGGCAACGAGACCGAGCTCCAAGACTTCCTGCTGGTGCGTGATGCTCCGCAGCCGATGAACGAGAGCGCTGCTCGCGCTCAGCAGATCGCCGAGCTGTTCCAGGCGGCGTCGGCCAAGAACTCTGTGCACTGAGATAACATCTCGTCTGCAAATTGACGGAGGTGCCTGGTGAAGCAATGGATCGTATTGGCTGCGGTGATGCTGGCTGCAGGGTGCACGAGCAAGGAAGAGCGCGCCTACCAACAGGCTTTTGCCAGCTGTTCGGCAAAGCTCAAGGACGCTGCCAAGAACCCAAGTTCTGCGCGTATACCTCCCGCCACAGAGAGGGAGGTCTCCGGCCGTGGAATCGAACTGTGGTGGAGCAAAGGAAGCGGCTTGGCGTTTATGAATGGGTTTGGCGCTATGCTTGATTCTTCATCCATGTGCATTACATCGACAGACGGAACAATGGTCCGAGAGCTCATCATTGACGGGGCAACGGTCTATCAGCATCCGTTTGTTAGATCTCGATGATCTTTCGAGGTTTGCGGTCGAGTGCACTGCACGGGTAGCAGATAGGCCCTGAGTAGCCGCCTACCAATCCCGATGGAATGGATTGGTTCGAGAACGCAAAATCGTACTGTCTTGAACGACACAAAAGGCCGCCTATCAGGTGGCCTTTCTTTTTTGGAGAAACCCGTGACCTCTACTGCCGCTACCATTGACGTGCAGCTGCGAGCGAACACTGCTGCCTACCGCGCTGAGATGGTGAACTCTGCGCGTACCACTACGCAGCAGCTTGGCCTGATCCGTAAGGAGGCATCTCAGACTGCGGTTTCCATCGCGAAACTCAATAGGGCAGCGGTCGGGTTCGTGGGTTTCGAGGCGGTCAAGAGCGGCGTGTCGGCACTGCTGGACGCACAGAAGTCGATCCAGCAGATCCATTACGGTCTCATGGGTGCAACGGGGTCCGCCCAAGCGGCAGACAAGGCCTATGGATTCGTCGCTCACACGGCTAAGGACCTTGGCCTGAACTTGGAGGAGGCCGGCAAGAGCTTCACCAGTATGTCGGCGGCTGCTACGGCGAATGGCATTGCAATGAAGGATCAGCAGGAGCTGTTCCGGCAGCTGTCGCGCTCGGCGACAGTGATGCACTTGACCAGTGAGCAGATGGGACGAGCCACCACCGCGCTCGGGCAGTCCTTCAGTAAGGGCAAGTTCCAGGCCGAGGAGCTCCGGCAGCAGCTTGGCGAAGCCATCCCCGGCATCGTGCCCCGTTTCGTCCAGGCGGTAGCCAAGATGAACGAAGGAACTGCTCTTGCCGGCAAGTCCTTCGAAAGGCTTCTGCAGGACGGCGACCTGAGCGTCCAGAAGTACCTTCCAGCGATGATCAAAGCCCTGGAAGCGTCCGGTACTGGAGCGGAAGAGGCCGCAAAAGGCCTAAGTGCAGAGCTGAATCGCCTTTCCACGGCATGGTTCAACTTGAAGGTCAAGGCCAGCGGTGGGGTGTTCAGCGACGCCGCCATCTCGTCGGTTCGATTCATGGCCGAGAATCTGGAGAACGTCGCCGGTGCCGCGACGGTGGCTGCGAGTGTCATCGCTGGCCGTCTCGTCGGCGTCGGTGCGGGCAAGGCATATAGCGCTGTCGCCGCACCGATTTCTGATCGGATGGCTGCATCCAGCCAAGCATCGGACTTGGCAAACGTCGCGCGGGAGCGTGTCAGAGAGGCAGCTGCTACGGTCAATCAGGCTCGGGAGTCGGTTCGTCTAACCACGACATGGAAGGCCCAGGCTGCGGCTGCGCAGGACACTGCGCGTGGCCAGCTGGCTGTTGCTTCCGCCGCCCACGAAGCCGCACAACGGACGCTAGAACACCAGCAGGGCGCCGCAACGCTGTCTGGCAACCTGCGGGCGCAGAAGGAAGCTCAAGCCGCGGCAGTTGTCGCCCAACGCAACCTTGAGCGAGCCCAGCGCGAGTACAACGCAGCATCTCTATCCGGAACGCGGGCAGATGCAGCAGCTACCGCGGCGAAGGGGCGGCTGATACTGGCCCAAGAGGCTGCTTCCGTAGCAACCAACAACCTCACCGCGGCGCGCGGGAGGGAGGCCGCTGCGGCGTCGGCATCCTCGCTCGGCGGCATGCTGGCTGGCGGGCTGCGGAGTGCTGGTAGCGGCCTGTTGGCGCTTGTGGGCGGCCCTTTGGGGGCCGCAGCGATCGCCATTGGTGGGCTTGGTCTCGCATACGCCGACGCCAGGAAGAAGTCCGAGGACGCGCGGGCTGAGTTCGATGCCCAGGTCAAATCTATGGACACTCTGCGTGTGGCGATTCAGGACACCGCATCGGCCTATGGACGAATGGATGGCTCTAAGTCGATCAAGGCAGCCGCGGAGGAATGGAACCAGTACGGTGTCGCAGTGCGCAAGGCCGACGCAGACATCGCCAAGCTCAAGGAGGAAATATCGGACTATGAGAGGAAGCTCGCAACCGCACAGACAAAGTTGGAGATCGGCGCGGGCGGTGGGGGAGACGTTGCTTTCTATGGCGAGCGCATTAAGGAAGCTCAGGAGAAGCTGACTGCCCTGTCGAAGGAAACAGAGCCGACGCGTGCCGCTTTCCTCCAGCTGGAAGGCCAGCTGCAGAAGTCTATGGACCCTGGACTGTTCGAAAAAATGCGCGAAGCGGCGTTGAGAGCGGACAGTGCGGAGTTCAACAAGCTTCGTGGAGCGCTCGACAAGACGAGCCAGGCTGCACTCGAAGTTTGGATGGCGATCGAGAAGATCAATTCAGCTGGCCAGGACGATATCTGGAAGCGGCAGGTAGATCGCCTCAAGCGCGAAAGGGGCGAGCTTGCAGCTTGGGATGCCGATCGCCTTAAGGCCTACGCAGCTGAGGGTGGGGTAAGCCTGCAGGGGGTCTCACCTGCATCTCTAGCCGATCCGGATGGAATGGCGGCGCAGATGGCTCTTGCCTCGCTTACAAAGGAGCAGCAGAAGGCGTATCGAGACGAGCGGACGCAAGTCGCGGAAAACATCGCTGCGGAGAAGGCCTGGAACGATCAGAAGAAGGAGAGCCGCTCAGCGACCCGTGCAGGCATTGCTGATAGCAAGGCGCAGGAGAGCCAGTACACCTCGATCACGGATCGGATCAAGCGGCAGATCGCTCTGGATGAGGAGCAGATGGGCCTGACCGACGACATGACGGCAGCGCAGAAGCTACAGGTGGTCATTACGAACGAGATGACCTCGGCCAAGAGCAAGCTGAGCGAGGAGGAGCAGAAGCGCGTCAAGGCGCTGCTTGAAGAGGCGGTCGCTCAGAGTAAAGCTCTGGCGGCGCAGGAGTCAGCGAAGAAGGCCGCACAGGATATGCTGCGGCTCCAGAAGGAGCTGAATGAGGCTGCCGTTACCCAGCAGCAGGCCAATGCGATCGACTTGGCCGGCGTCGGCACGGGCAGCGAGCAGATGGAGCGCATGCGCCGTCAGCTGCAGCTTAAGGATGAGTACGACCGCCGGCTGTCAGCGCTGAACGACCGCAATGCCAGCGCCAACAATGGCAACGGCTATACCGACAGGCAGTACGCGCAACAACTTGACGAGCTGGACAAGTACCACAAGGAGGCATTGCAGCGGGAGGCGCAGTACCAAGCGGTTCGCCAGAGCTCGATCACCAATTGGTCTTTTGGCGCCTACCGTGCCTTCGAGGATTATCGCTCCCAAGCGGCCAATGCGGCAGAGCTGAGCAATCAGGCGTTCACCAACGCATTCCAGGGAATGGAAGATGCGCTGGTGAGCTTCGCAATGACCGGCAAGCTGAGCTTCAGCCAGCTGGCCAATTCAATTATCGCTGACCTCGCCCGGATTTCAGCCAAGGAGGCAACGTCGGCGCTGTTCAATACAGCTTTCACCGCTTTCGCGGGTCCAGTCGGTGCAGTACAGCGTGAGAAGATCACTATTCCCGGGTTCGACGGCGGTGGCTTCACCGGCTACGGCGGGCGGCTGGAGCCGGCTGGCATCGTCCACAAGGGCGAGGGTGTACTTAACCAAGAGGACATGTCCGCGCTGGGAGGTCCATCGGCCTTCCCCGCCTTGCGCCGATCCCTACGGCGTGGCTATGCCTCGGGTGGTATCGCCGGACAGGTCAGTGCTCCGGTGGCACTGGGTGGTGGCTCAGGAGGTTTGGGCGCCACTAAGGTTGAGATCAACAACTACGGGAGCAGTCAGGTGAAGGCGCGCCAGACGACTGAGAGGATGCCCGACGGAACAGAACTTCGGAAGTTGGTGATCGATATTGTCGGCGAGAGTTTGGATGGCGGCCGATTGGGCAGTATCGGAAAATCTGTGTATGGCTGGCAGGAGAGGGTTTAATGAGCGTGTGGCCCGCATACGCGGAGATCCGATTTGCTGACTACGGAGAGGACTTCGATCCTTCGGTTGAACGCACTGAGATGGAGCGCGGTGTACCGAAACAGCGGCTGCTAAACACGGATGTTCTTCAGACAATCGAAGCGTCAGTTCAGTTTCGATCAGCCCAGGCCGTCGAGGACTTTGAGCGCTGGTACTTCATCGACGTTAAGCGCATCGGATGGTTCTCTATGGAGCACCCCCGCACTGGGGAGCCGATAAATGCCCGATTCCGGAATGGGCGGATTGGGCGTCTACAGCCATTGAATACGCTGTTCCGTTTCGCCAAGCGTGACTTGGT